CTTTCTCCCCACCATCAATAGTTGTGAACTTATCACCATAAAGAGCTTCAAAGTCTTTAAATGTAAATCCAACACTTTCAGGACCAACTGAGGTTTCACTAACCCATTTAATTGTGGATAGTGGAATTGTTCTTTGTTTTAACTGGTCTTCCCATTTACCAATAACTTCTTGAGCTATCTCACCTAAATTAACCCCTTTCAATTCTCTATCTTTTTTGAACGGGTTACAAGATGCCTGAACTAACCCCATCGGCCAAGCCATAATAAGAAAATCCGCATCAGGATTATTCCTAAATGGTGTATACCTATCATAAGAACCAGGTTTAAACATACTACCACCACCATATTGAAAAATAATATTATCACTAACTCTTGGATAATCTTTCATTCTTTCTTTATAGTCTTCAGCATTTTTCTGTAGTTCTTCAGGTTTAGCAGAGTTTGTTCTTTTCATCCAGTCTTTAATGTTATTTAATATTGACATTAAAGATGGTTCCGAATCCATAACTAAAGATTCTAAAAACCCTGGTTTATTTTTAAAGGCTAACAATAACTTATTAATAACTAACCCTAACAACATTTTGTTCTTTTGGAGTGGTTTTTCTTTATCTAATCTGTAGATATAGTTAACCACCTCATCAGGTTTGATATCATACTTTGCATAGTCCGCAGAATCAACAGTATTAATCAATAAAATATCTGAAGAAGGAAATAAATCTTTCGGAGACACTACTTGAGATATGGTTTCAACATTTGAACGAGCACCTCTAAATTGTTTTGAAGTACCCTTTTCAACACCAACTTGTTTATCGTGGTGGTCCGTATGAATTACGAACATTGGCTTACCGTGAGCAAAATCCACAAGAACTGGCATAATGTCTCCTTGAGCATCATTCTTTTTTACCGAAAACTCTTTGTCTCCGTATTGAATTATGTGAGCATCTACAACATCAATACCATTATCTTCAAGGTATTTTTTCATTGCAATTGCAGTAGTCACTCCATCCAAATCTTGGTGGAAATATATTTCAGCTTTAGAATATCTTTTCTTTAAAGCTGAAATATCTCTTATCCCTGTTTCTTTGATTAGTTTTTTCATTAATCCCAATGTGCGTTTACTCTAATACCATTAGAACCCATATCAACACTAAACATAACACTATTATCTCCTTTAGGTGCAAATGTTAATTCACCATCTTCTTTAAGAAGTTGAATAAAATCTTTAGATTTAAATTGTTTACCTTTACTAGGATTTAGAGTACCTCCCACTTTCACATTATTAGAGTTAATTATTTCCCAAATATATTCAGGGTTTTGTGTCCATTTATATCCTGTTAATTGAGGTTTATTAGACGCTTCTTTTTTAGCAATATCTATAAGAGAACCTTTGGTTGAACGTGGTACGCTTTGTTCTTGTTCTGCAATAACCCTTTTAACAATTTTAGTCAAATCAGATTCCGTTAATTTTATAATTTTTCTTTTCATATTAAATTCTTTATTGTATGGTATTACACTATATTTTAACCACCTAACACATTGAATAGGAATTCTTGGAGTGGGTCTATATTTGGTGTTAAACCACCCATATTCTGTTCAGATGGTTTTATTTTTTTTTGAAGTTTAACTTCTTCTTTAATAAGTTTCATTTGCCCTTCAGTTATAATAACATTAACCATTTTTTTTATTTACATATAAATATCTATAAAACAAAAAAAAGGGTTGTTAAACCCTTTTATTTAAATTCCATTTCAATTTGTTTATTTTGGTCCACAAAATGTTGGACCCGTTCTTGTGCAACTTTACAATAATTTTCACTAAGTTCCACTCCTAACCACCTGCGACCCAAAATTTCCGCGGCAACCAAACTAGTTCCGCTACCAGCGAAAGGGTCAAGAATTACATCGTTCTTATAAGTTAGAATCTTGATGGCTTTCATTGGAATGTCCATTGAAAAGGTTGCTTTAGTTTGTTGTCTTGTGTCGGCAAAATATTCCCATTGACCATAAACCAAGGACATAAATTCTTTCTTGTCCTCATCTTGATAAACAGCCTTTGTCTTTACGGTACCATCTTCTTGTTCCATATCAACCATTTCTGATTTCCATTGTGTCTCCCCTTTAATTTTTTTTATTCTGTCTTTCTTATAAGCTAAAATCACACACTCTTTTGGATTATAAATATAAGGACTTGATGGACTCATCCATGAACCCCAAGCCGTGGTCTTGCTTCTGTGTGGTGACTTCTCATCAAGGTCGACAAGACCATAAAACTTAAATCCAACTTCTTTCATAACTGCCCAAAACTCAGACATAAATAGAACTCTACCACCTCTGTCTTGTACATTCACCTCATAGGGAATGTTTACGGCAATTCTACCGTCATCTTTTAATGTGTTGTAAGATTCGGTTAACCATTGTTTTGTGAACTCCCAATAATCTTCCATACTCATTCTATCATCATGACTATCATAATCAATCCCAACATTATATGGTGGTGATGTCACAACTAAATCAACACAACCTAACGGTAATGTTTTCATCACCTCAATACAATCACCTTGTAATATTTTTCCTGTTTCTAACATATTTTTTTATTTAATATAAGCAATTTTATTCTTAATAACAATCTCATTATCGGTTTCAAAAATAATTTGTCCCGAATAAGTTGTTATATTATCGTGATTCACGTAAGGTTTTATTGCAGTTCTAGTTGGTAATTGAATGTCAAATTTTCTAACATTAATCATCACCTCTTTATCTTCTGAAGTTATATAAAACCCGTTATTTCCTCCAGCCGCAACAACAATATAAATCATTATTCAACAATTACTTTATCATTTTCAATAATTATTCTTTGAGCTTCACAACCGATTTGAACTTTAACCCCAATTTCAGGTAAATCTTCAATGTGTCCTTGTACAGGACAATTAAAATTAACATCGTTAACCAATAGTACTGAACCGTCTATTGTTAACTTCCAAGGCTTTTCACCTGTTCTGTGTTTACTATTGTAACGTAACCTGACTTGCATTTTTAATATTTTCTATTCTTCTTTGAAGATACCATAAAGCTTTATTCAGGTCTTGTAATTCTTTGTCTATTTCTTTTTTACCTGCTCTTGAAATATACTTAACTGTATTTCCAAGATGAAAATCTAACTCCCAAGCCTCGATTACTTTAATAACCTCATAAGGATTTTTTTCCCCTCCGTAATGTTGTGGATGATTAACTTGTTCTGTCATCATTTAAACCCTTTTAATTAGAAAATAATCTTTAGCAAACATAGATTCTTCAATTACATTTTCTTCTATAAGTTGTTTGAGTGTGGTTCTTGTTTCTTCTTCTGAAACTCTCAAAATATATTGTGAAATATAACTGATGTGAATAGGTTGTCTCAATTTAGACAATAATGTTTTAGTTGTTTTAGTATTCATTTGTTTAATTAATTATTTTCAAAATTTCTTTATCAGTTTTACCCGAGGTATGCAATTCATAAACATCAAAACTTTTTGTGTCTTCAAAAAAAAGAGAGTTACTTTTACCATAATATTCGATTAACTTTTCATTCTGAAGTGCTATCAGACTTTTTTCAAAATTAATAAATCGTTTATTGAATCCCATAACACAAATATAATGTTTTATATTTTAGAATCAAAGTTTTTTGTTTTATTTATATTAACAATTTGAAAAATATATGACATCAGTTTTCGTTTCATTATTGGAACGATGGCTTCATCCATAGGAAAGTCTTGGTTACAAACCATTTCAAAAACGGGAAGACCTTTATAATAATCTGTTTTGTTAAATTTAGAATATTCCTCGATTATTGAAACTAATGTGGTACTATCAGGAATGTTTTCATACATCTTAGTTATATGTGTTTGATTCACATCTTTTTCCCCTCTTTTTTTCTTAATCTCATATTCCCAAACATAAATTTTATTATCTAACTTTCTATAATAAAAAATATATCCTGAACCCAAAGCTAAATGTTCTTTGTTCTTTTTAATTGATAGTT